ATCAGACCGGAATGGATTTCCGCAGTCGATGTCTCGGACTTGGTATGGCCGATCTCGGCATCAAGCGCACGATGCTTCATCGCACGGGTCTTCGACTTCGGAATGACCGGCGTCCACGAGGTAATCCACGAACCCTCATTGGACTTGACCGGGAAGATATTGGAGAGCGGCAGGATGCCGTTCACATAGTCATGCCCTGCCTGAGCGACCTCGGTCGCTTCGGACGGCGGGATGATAGTCTTGTCAATAGCCAAGAAAACTCCTTAGATATGCGAAAACCCGCCACGACGGGCGGGTTTCGGAAAACGTTTATAGGGTCCGAAGCCTGTTTCAGGCGACGGTGATGGGCACGGACTGGCCGTTGGACAGGGTTGCGGTACCACCGGTAATATTGTTGGAGCCATCCTTGGTGAGCTTGATGGCGGTCACGGACGCGCCATCGGCACCCTTCGGACCAACGCCGGCTGCGGCGGAAAGCGGAGTCACGACATCATTCTCAACGTCGTAGAACTCACCACCCCACACGGCGGTATCCTCCGGCTTGACCGGAAGATTCGACTTCACGATGTCACCACGGAACGTCATGCCGACCAGCGGGTCATCAAGGTCCCAGCCGCTCATGTTGATGTTCACGGTGATCTGCGACTCCAACAGGCCCGCGATCTTCGTCTGACGGCCATCGGAAGCGGTCTTGTCATACGGGCCATAGGAGCCGACGTTCGTACCGGAAGTGATCTTCGCCAGCGGAATGCCGGAACGAATGTAAACGGTGGTGGCCTTCGGACCCACACCGGTCAGATACTTGTTATCAGCGGTCTTGAACAGTTCAGGGACGATGGTGACGGACACCGAATCATTGGTGTTCTTCTCGCCATAACGCCAAGAATTGTCCTCCTCAACGGTCACCACACCGGAGGAATGAACCATTTCCTGAGTCATTTACTCGATTCCTTTCGAAAATAGGAAAACTTACTTCTTGTTGCTCCTACGAGCCTTCTGACGTTCCATCGCGCGCTTGTAGGCGTCGCCGGACTGAGCCTTCGGATGGGAGGTGCCGGAGGGGTATTCGGCCTGCATGGCGACCTTGCGTGCCAGCGCATCCTCGGTAGGTTCCGTCTTCACCGGCTTCGGGTCGCCAACCGGATTCAGGGAAGCGTACTTCTCAGCCCATGCGGCGATCTTGTCGGGCTCCTTTTCGGAGCACAGTGAAAGAGCCTCATCCGTCAACTGCGGATACTTGCTCTTCGCTTTCAGATACGCGTTTTCGGTACGGACCTTCGCAAGCTCCGCCTCGGCGGACTGGAATGCCTTCAGATTCGCGGAAGCACGGTCCTCGTTCTTACGACTCATCGCCTTCCACTTGGCAAGCTCGTCACCCTCGGCGGGCTTACCCTCATCAGCCGGAACATCCGCACCCTTCTGCGGGTCCGGCTGCTTGGATTCAGGAGCGGCAGCCTCGTCCTTGACGGATTCCGCAGCCTTTCCGGCCTCCTCCTGCTTCGCCTTTTCGGCTTCTGCTTCGGTATTGTCTTTAAGGGGCATCGCCCTGATCTCCTATCTGTTCTATCTGTTCTCATGCGGCCAGCCCAAGAAAGCCGCGCGAATAGCTGAGCAGACTGCGGACATAATCCCAAGCCTGCTTCGTATGGGCTGATTTCCTAAAGTTGTACGTACGCCCGTCATAGCGGAAACGCACCGAATCGGAGGAACCCTCCAAAAGCTGACGGTAGTGCGCGTCGAACTCGGTCGCACGGTTGAACATGCGTTCCATCTGCTGCTGCGTCATCTTCATATCAGGCAGATGCCATTCGGCCACGCCCTCCTTGACCGGCGCATCCTTACGCAACAGAATCGGACCAAGCTCACTATTATTGGTCACCTGCACACGCAGCTTCGTCAAATCGGTGGCATTCGTGGAATACGATCTGCCAGCCGTCTTCCCCGCAGCCTTGTAAATGGTCATGAGGTCACTGTCGTTCAACTTCAGACCGGGGTCATGCTCAGACGTGATCGGAGCTACCGTACAACGGCAATTCCGATGCATTGGCATCAGGTCGTCGCGAGTGAACGTGTTCGTAGCAGCCACCACGCACAGGCCGCACGTACCGGTCTTCGACAATTCCGGATGGATGATACGCCGATACCGTGTGATGCCCGACGACTCATACCGTTGCTGCGCGGCACGGTTCGCCGCCACATTCCCATCCGTGACCGCATTGTTCTCCAACTGGCCCTTCGCCGCATCCAACCAGCCCTGAACCGTCTTCGCGACATTCCCGTCAAGCCTATCCCAAGCCTCCGGGCGAATGTCAGGCGACTTCACGGCCTCACTGCGATACGCGTCGGCGGCACGCAACGAAACCTTCCAAGGGTCCGTATTGTCACGCACCACCTCATATTCGGGAATCTCGCCCAAACCCTGCGTCATCACCAGCCGAAGCATAATATCCGCATACGTGATGCCACAACGGCGCATCGCCTTCACGAACGCGATCTGCTGCTGCGTCACATACGCGGCGGCACCCTCGGCCACCGCATCGTTCCACCAGTCAGCCGGAGTCAACGAACGCCACATATTCCAAGCACGGTTCACATACTCGTCAACCAGCCTGCGACGCTGTACATCCAACGCCTGAACGGCACTCAACGCACTATCGGCCATCACGCCTCCAGATCAGAGAACGAATCCCCCTCATCCGAAACGTCGGACGGCAAACCATCCGAACCGGACGAATCGGAAGAGAACGAGCCAATATCATCCAAATACGAACTGTCGGCCAACGATTCGGTCTGCTGCGCATTCGCGTCCAACGCCGCATTCTGCTGGGACATCGCATTCAGGAAACTCGTATCCTGAGCATCCTGAATCATCTCCGCGATCTCCGTCTCCGTCATATGCAGGAAACGACGGGCGATGGTCTTCAACGGGATGACGCCCTTCACCTGAGACGCGGCCTCGGCCATCTCCAACTCGGTAGGCAGGTCGATAGGCTCCCACGTCGTCTCGAAACGCTCCTTGGAAGCATTCGAACCAGAAGCGGTCAAAGCCATCTTCAACAAGAGCACGAACGCATCGTTCGCACGCATGTTCATGTCACGGACCTTCAACCGCAGCATACGAGTGGTCAGCTTCGCACCCTCGGCCGAACCAGCCGTATCAGGAGACAGAATCGACAACGGCGTACCCGTAGAACCAGCCAAATGCTTGATATCGGACGCGGCGGCGGTCACAATCGGCGTAATGTCCGTAATCGACGATTCGCCGATCTTCGCATCCGCAGGCAACAGCCACAATGCGGCCGGACCCATCTCGAACAATTCCGAATAGTCGATCTTGTCACCGGCCTTAGCACGATTCGCCTTCACCGCAGGGTCGTTCTTCTGATAGTATTCCGGCATATCGCCCTGAACCCAACGCTGCTTGAACGCCTGCATCTCCTGAATGCACAACCGTTGGAAACGCTGCTGGTCAATAGACTTCAACGTCTTCAGACTCGACTCGAACTGGCCCTTGCCGTTCGGAGTCGTCATCTTCACAATGGGAAGGCACCCGCACTTGATGGCGAAATCCCAATCCCCATCGGAACTCGCACCCTCCCATTCGAACTGGGCCTCCAACTGGGGACGCTTCTGCGAATCATCATTCGCGATGCCATACACGGTATCCTCATCATCAACCGAATCCGAAGGCAACGTACGCGATTTCGTCTCATGCTTCGCAGTACGCGAATAAACCTTCTGAACCTGCCCGTCATCATTGCGGATGATGCGATACAACGTGATACGCTCGACCTGCTCATCCTCGGACCAGCCATACACGATGGCCGAATCCTTATCATCGGAAATCTCCGTGGTCCACGGGCTCAACCGCTGAATATACGAAGGGCTGCCCTTCGAGAACACCATCGCATACGCCGCACCATAAAGCGACGCATCCATGAACATGTTCAAAGCACGAACGTCCATGCCGCACTTATCCCACATGTCATCGGCCTCGGTGCTACGCATCGTCTTATCAGCAACCAGCCGGAACCCCGTAGGATGCTGCGAAGTCACGACCGCATCCACAATCGTATGCGCCAGATTCAACGGGCAAATATCAACGAAACGACGATAAATTGCAGAAGCCGTGAAAGTCGCGGACTTCGGCACCGACTGAAGCGGCACCTGCTCACGCCCATCATAGAACGTCTTCAACGTACACAAATCCGGAATACGATTCTGCAAACGCGTCGCCAACCGGGTCAACACCAGCCCATCGCCATCCGGCTCATCATCGCCGGAAACAAGACTCGTAATATTCGGAGTCTGGGAAGACGTAGCCATAATCCCCCTAGAAACTAGTAGACGCGCTCCGCATGCCACCTCGACCGGCTTACCCTGCCGATACCCGCCTCCAAATACTTGGTACGCGCGGTATACGCCAAAAGGCCAGCCATACATGCATCAATCTTCAACGGACTGTTCGGCGTCTCCTTATAAATCAGATACTTCGACGAACCATCAGGATTCGTCTGACGGAAATTCTTACGACGAGCATTACGGAAATGAGCCAGCAAACGAGGGTCGGCCATCAAGGCCACATCACCCAACACCGGCTCATCATCGTCATCACACGGCTCCCAATCCTTCGAAAAAGCCGTATGCATGTCGATAAGAGACTGCATCATCTCCGAACGCCAAGAATTAGTGTGGAACATGATCGGGTCGCCATTGCCACGCATGGACACCAAATCCAGTCGCGCATAATCACGCTCCCAGCCGATGATCACATCACGCCAATACGCGACATCAGCGAAGAAACCGACAACGTTGAAATTATCCAACATCCAACGCGCCTTACGGTCGAACGCGTCAACATCCACACGCCAACCCGCAGCCTCCGGCCCCTCCGGCTTCTGCTCCAATCTGATCAGGAACAACAAGCCATCACGCACACGACAACCCACAAGAGCCGTCGCATCATCCGACAAGGAACCATCGAACCCCAACGTGATCTCATCATCCTCGGAAATCACATCACGCCACACATCAGCATCATTCAGATTCGTACCCTCCGGCACGCCAGAGAACAAGCCGATGCACTGCGTATGCTTACGAATCATGGAATCCGCCAACCACGCGTCAGACACGCTCGTCAACGAGTTCAGGAAGTAACGAATCGAATCACCGACATCAGACGCAGGGTCCAGAATATCCGCCATCTGACCACGAATATCAACCCAACCATCCTTCGATGGACCCGGCTCAACACCCGGCGAACGCAAAGAATAACCATCCTCGCTAAGCCCATCATCCCCAACCGGAACGATACGGCCATCAGGAAGAATGATATGGTCACGACCATCCTTCGACATCGCAGCCGAACCATAAGCCTCATACAAGCCATGCTTCAACTTTGCAATATCATTAAGATCGTCAATGCCAATGGAAGAATACCGATGGTCGAACAGGAGTTTCTGGTCCTTCATACGACCCTCGCGAATATCCCTCGCAGTCTTATACGTCAACTCCGCAATGGACTCCTCACCCGGACGATACATCGTCGTCGTCTCAAGAATCCACGGGTCAGCATCAGCCTTACGCTTCGACTTATTACGCTTCAACACATGATACGTAGCCTTCAACTTCGGCGTATTATACAAATGCGACTCATCCGCAATAATGAACGTCTCCTTACCGCCATCCTTGGAAGCGGAAGCAGACGTACCCGGCTTAATGGAACCACCCTCAGGCAGCAGGATACGGGTCTCACCCACATCCAACCCCTGCCCCTTCAACGCGGACAACGGGCCATTATTGCAATTGTATTTAATGACGTCATACACATTGCCCGTCTGATCTTCAGACGTAGCAATACAAATCACATTCGGACCCTGAATCGGACGACCCATCGGCTCACCCGGCAGATACACATACGTCTGCCCAAGAAACGTATAGGTCTCCCCACCCTTCGCCCACCCGGCGAAACGGCAAGGACCCAACGCCTCAAACAAGCCAAGACGAGCACCCTTACCCGACTTGTCGCAACCCTTCGGACGACTCAGGAACACATGATCGAACAACCGTTCGCCATGCTTATCCAACGCATAACAGTCAACATAGAAACGGGAGTATTCAGGACTCTCACGCACCGGCTTATCAAACG